GGCTAGTTTCTTGATAGTGCTTGTATTCTCTACTCTTTTGATAACACCGTCAATGTAAACATGGGCGTATGTGGAATATATCTCTGAGGAGATGAATGGATTAATAGGATCTGTCAGTAGAGCACTGCATACTTTCTTTCTATCGAAGACTCCCAATATGGTCCCTGCTTCTCTGATAAACTGATTATCATCAAAATCCCCTGATAACAATAACTCTCTTACATTCATTCTCCCCTGGAAGCTCGGTACCGGTGGCTTCATAAAGTTCAGAACAGATGGACTCTGTATCAACATATCTGCTTCTATGGAATCGTTTCCAAGAAAAGTGTACCAATTCTTCAGAAGAGTCTGATGAGGGCTCTTGACTTCCATTAGCATCTTGATCCACGCATAAGCTTCTGATGCATGATCAGGGAATCCTCTCATTATGAATCCTGGAAGAGGAATTGTTATACTCCCGCCAGCCGCTGTGGGTATTAGTATCATGGACACAATGAGTCTTCTTTTGTTTACAGACCTTACTCGATAATCTCTTCCTCTCTTAGCTCCAGGTATTCTCACAAGATACTCATGTTCTTTGAGCACATTCTTTCGAGTGAATGGATGATATACCAGTAGATATCCTAATGACCATTCAGCCATTGCAACAAAGATAATGTACATGACATCAGGCATTTCACAAAGCCCCGCTGCGGATGCCATATTGGTGGCTATGGTTCCCACAACTCCGGATACTGTTACCTGACCCTCATTGGTCAGTGCATAGGATCTCAATACCTTTTTGAACCACTGAGGCATAGTCCTTCCATCATAAAGCATCATTTTCCCATACATAAAGAGTCTTGTAGAGGCCCATGTCTCTCTGACTTTAATGGGTAAACGTGCTTCATCAAAAGTATGTTCCATATCGTCAACAAACACCTTCTGTATGTGTTTCGCATTCTTAATCATATCAACTCTACTAAGCTCGTTAGCACTCCATCTCTGCGTCGGCATTAAGATTCTAACAATTTGGTTGTCTCCCTGGCCCATCAACCTGGTTCTGACATTCTTTCTTTCGGCGATTCCTAGTAGTGCACAAACAGTTGCAACAGTCCATCCTTTCTGTCTGAGTCCTTCGAATCCTCCTTTATGACCTCGATATGCCATAGGTGGGTCATTTTGTAGCTTTCCCTTGTCTATAATCGGGACATATTTCCCAGAAGATGAGTAAATGAATGATGACTCAAATATCTCATGAGTTCTAGTGATGAGATTCTCATAACCAAATATTTGGTCCAATTGTCGGAATATAGAATGCGTCAACTCGTTTCTCATATTAGAATTCCATTTTGAGAAGTCAATATTAATGTTAACATCAAGAGTAGAGTCTTTCCCCATTCCTCCTACAGTCCAGAACTTCTTTTGCAACACATTTTGAGAGTCCTTCATTGTGATCTCTGGAAACATTGGTAAAATATGTCTGGCAATCAGGTCCTCTGTTAGCACAAAATAATATCTCATTCTCTCTGACATCAATGAGAACATTCTAGCCTTGATCTTGATCTCTCTCTCTTTCTCATACATACCTATGATGCACTCATTTTCTGGTAATCCTTCTTCATCAATCTGCTTTAAGAAATCTCTACAGTTGAGGCTCTTGCCTCTTAACCATCTTAAGAGTCCTCTTCTGTTCTGTCCTCCTGTGGTGTTCTGATACTTATTGATGCCATCAACTAGCTCATCTTGATTGGGAGAGACTGCCTTATCATTTAATATATGGCATAAGTCAAAGGTTATCGGAACATCCCATATTTTCTGGATCTCGATGCCCAAGAAATCATGAGTGTTGTAAGTGGGATACATTTCCTCAATAGAGGATCCTCGAATTATACATTGTGCTACATAAGAGTTCTGAAATTCCTCTGAAACTTTTACCTTTGGGTAGTAATGGTGCTTCGCATAATAGTTGATTAAGAAGGTCTTTCGAAATTGACACAATATACTTGTTGCTACCCATGGGCTGACACTCTTTTCCTCAGTCCCCAACTGGTATACTTTTCTCATTCCTTCGTATATGTCTACAACAGGGTGGCCCCAGCATCTGTATAGGCAGAATGTGTTTGATAGCTCTTGGATATTCATCTGATCGAATATCGCAAGCCACTGATGAATTAAGCCAGTGATCTTCCGCCTCTCGACATGACCTATTAACATTTCCTCTAGTTCTTCCATGCAATTGTATAGAAACTTATAGTGCTCAGTAACCTCATCAGGAGACGCCTTCAAGATCTTTCCCACAACCAGAGACTCAAACATTGCGATTATGTCATACCCGTCATTCCCCATAGTTTCAAGGATCTTGTCCCCTGTACTCAATATGCCATTGAGCCTATTTTGAGGCACCCATCCTGGTGTATCATAAAGTTCTGAGATCTGATTAGATACCATTAGACAGATCCTTTGGCCGATTGTATCCATAAGCAATAATAGAGAATGTATAGTACCGATATACATTATGTTTTCTTGCTTGTCAAACAAGGTTGTAAAATTCTTCCTTGTCACCATTTGATACCATTCTCCTCTAACTTGAAAAGTGCTATAAGCGGCCCCATCTTCAACATCTGTCCCTCGGTATACTGGGTCTGTACCTCCTCTCATCACTTCAGCTCTGGTGCAAATAATCTTCAGTAGTTCTGCGAATACAATTCCCCATGACTCGTAGACTAATACATCTGGCAGGTGTTCCGTGATATTTTCCATCGAAAGAGGGATCCTGATGTCTCTGTTCTTTAGAGCCCGGTACACAAGATTCCCAATTTCCTTATATACTGGTAGGTCCATCACAGCTCTATTTCCCCCAGGAACAGAGAACCTTAGGGAAGGATCAAGCATTCCTAATCTTATTTCTGCTTCCTCTTCTCTGCAGATCTCGGCAATCATCTCATACTCTGACCTTAAATAATGAGGGAT